TATCGGGAAAGATAAGATCGATCCTGAAGCGAGAGCTTACGAGAAGTTCAAGCGGTCTGAGACAGTATGTCGCAGATTTAATGCTCTTTTCGCCTCATCTGATAGACGCAAGTCTACAGTTGTTGCACAACAATATACTTTGCAAAAGATGCGTGACTATATCATTTTTGTGATAGGTCATCGCCCTCCTGCTAGTATATTTGATAAGTGCGGGTTTGGTCCCGGCGCCAATGTGGGGATAAGCGGTAACGCTACTCATGTTCACAGGAAACTGTGTAGCATGTGGTCCGTGTCCTCAGGCGCGTTCGATTATGCAAAAACCGTCCTTGGAGGCCATGCCCAGTTCAGGGAACTTCTGTTCCCTGAACATGGTGGTTTCTCGGACGGTTCACCTGATTTTGCAAAGACCTTTCAGAAGGCGATGCGAGATCGTGTTAACATAGTCGACCATAATAATATAAGCTTCGTCCCTAAGACGACAAAGATCTTTCGATCTATTGCCGTCGAACCGTGCCTTAACTCGTATCTACAGAAGGGTATCGATGAGACTTTGCGTGCGCTCCTAAAGCGTAATGCAAACATCGACCTTACTGATCAGGTGCGAAATTCAGAAATGGCCCGTTTGGGGTCATCTGATGAGGAAGATAGCTTTGTAACAATTGATCTCTCCAGTGCTAGCGATAGCATTGGGATAGAATTGTGCAGATCTATCTTGCCGTATGACTGGTTCTACCTTTTGGATAGAATCAGATCGAAGTCGTACCAGTATAAAGGGGACGTGCAAACGTACCACAAGTTCTGTTCGATGGGCAATGGTTTCTGTTTTCCTCTCCAAACTCTCATCTTTGCTGCTATGTGTCATGCTATCGGCGCTGGAAGCTCTGGAATTGATTTCAGAGTCTACGGTGACGATATTATTGTCCGCAAGCCGCATGCTTTTGGCCTAGTGTCCCTTCTGAGGACATGTGGCTTCAAGCCCAATCGTGACAAGACATTTCTGTCAGGTCCGTTTCGGGAGAGTTGTGGTAAGGATTACTTTAAGGGTGTGAATGTTCGCCCCGTATACTTGGACTACCAACTCGATAGTATCGAGTCATTGTTCAAGTTCTGCAATTCAACTACTAACACTTCACCATTATCTCGGTGGATGTTTTCTGGGATCCGAACGTTTTTGTTCGATACGGTCCCTATACAATGGCGCTTCTTCTGTCCGCAAAGCGGGCAAACTGACGCTGCCTTTGAAGTTGAAGTGACTGATGAACGCTTCCTAACCAGTCCCCATACTGTGTTCTCAAAAGGAACATGGTCTTGGAACTGGCGGGAGCTTCATCACTCTCCGGTTGCAGACCGCAAGGTCTACTGCCAGAGAGAGAGGCACATTGCTGTGCTATACGGAGCTCTCACGGGACTTCCGTCTCGTGATATGTTCACGTTCCGTCGTAAGACGGTTCCGAAGGTACGCCTCGTAGCGTACGGGGTAGCCACATCTAAGTGGCTACCCCCGGGGTGCGATCAGTAAGTTCGCACTCCACCGGGGGCTTCACAGCCTTCGTTAGGGCCTAGATTCTTTCTAGGAACCAGTTGGGGAAATGCAG